TAAATAGCCGCACGTGCTAATGGGGGTAGTGTAGAGGACGTCCCTTGGTTTTACGAAGAGCGTAGTAGTGTAGAGGGCGTACCCTGGTTTTACAAAGAAGGAGAAGTGTAATGAGTAAGTTGGAATTCCTAATAGAGACCCTATGCGGTGTTATAATTGTCTTTCACCTTCTGGCACTTATCCCTCTAATCTATATCTTTGTGGTATTAGCCTTAAGTTTCTGAGATAACGCTGGCGGAAGGTTACTGACTGTGACGGCGGTATGATGATGCAGCTGAGCGATGATCGCTGGGTTGAGGCTTCGGCTCAGTTTGTTGGTGATGTAAAGTCCAAGTACGAGTACGAGAAGCTGGTTCAAGAGATGGCCTTTGAAGTAGATAAACTTCTAGTGCGGGTTGTGTAGTGTTGACCTTTTGGTTGAAAGATAAGATAATGGGTCTATAATTGAGATTGAGGAGAAAATTATGACAGAGAATTACAATGATGCTGTTAACGAGAACGAAGCTCTGGTAGAAGCCATGTTAGGCAAAAGCGATGACAGGATTCACACTGCCCATTGGAAGCTAGGCTACCTTGAGGGCTTTCTTGCAAGTGCGATGTACGATATGCCTGAGCTCAAAGAGCGTGTGGAGTCTCGTATCATGCAGCAGATCAAGCTTCGTGCGTTGTCTAAGAAGGCTGCGTAATGAAAGACTTGTATACGTACACGTTTAGAAATATTGTTCGACTTGCTGTCGATAAGGTCCATAGAGACTATGGTGTGCAACCCCGCATTATGGGTGCGTGGACTGATAAGAGACGTCTTCGTAGCAAAGATGCGGGTGGAAGTGAAAGAGTGGTTACATACCAGGTCTTGAAAGAAGTTCGCGTTTTTGATGAAGTGAAACGACTGATGGATGCAGTCGGCCTTGATTGGCGTAGCCATGGAGTGAGACTCACCGTGGGTGGGTATATTAAATGTAATTGTGTTCGATCGAACGCTAAATTTGTGTAACTAAAGGAAAGAAATATTATGTCTTTATATTCAAAAGTGTATAACGTCCTCGTCACTGAGGGTCGTCAGGCTTCTGCTAAGCAGATGGCTACTTGGTTCAACACCACACCAGCTACTGTAGCTGCTCGTGTTAGTGAAGTACGTCAGTCAGGTTTTGCTGTCTATGCTAACAAGAAGTTCGACTCTAAAGGTCGTACAGCTACTTTCTATCGCGTTGGTAATCCAACTCGTGCAGTCATAGCTGCTGGTATTGCTGCTCTTCGAGGTGCAGCTGCCTAAATAGGTATCCGGTCTCCTGGCCCGTGGTTCAGCACAGAGTCAAGTGGAACAGTCCCCGTAACGTACTAACGGACTAGGCTGATTCTCACCACAGGTCAGGAGTACCGACCAAATTTTTACGAGACCGCATGTTCTGTACAATCAGTCTCCTCAATCTCCTCACAGAACATGCGGGCTCACCCCCCTCTAAAATTAATTTCGTTTTTCGTTTAATATCAATAAGTTAGGCCTGTTGACATTATGATCGTGTGCCCTGATAATGTCCTTAATGATTGAGGAGATTGTTATGATGAATAAGAAGATTGATTTGAACATGGTTAACGACATTGCAGCATCGTACAAGAAGCTGATGGCTGTTTGTGAAGAAGCAAAGCATGCTGGTATCGTGATGCAGGCTATTGACGAGCTTAGAGATAATCTAAGTGTCTTGTCCATGGAGACTGATCAGGATCCACGAGCTCAGATAAACCGAGCTGGTGGTTGGGAAGCATGGGATGCATTGACTCCTGCACAACAGGAGCTGGTGTAATGAATAGCGAAACTATTAAGAAGCAAGTAGAAGAGTACCTTAAGAAGGGTGGCACTATTAAGTGTTGTGCTAAAGCCATATCTCCTAGGTCTACCTGGTACAGAGACTACGCAAAGTATGTTCGAGAGTACAAGACTGGCAACGCTCATCTTGTTGAAAGCACTCCAGGTGTTGGACGTATCGCTCGTAAAGGGGGTCAGCGATAATGAATGAACATATTGATCAAGCGATAGCGCGTCTTAACAGTCACCTGCAGCTGCTCAAGTCTGCTGCAGAAGATGGCAACCTCGATGAGGTATGGGCTAGGACGGCTGCTGTAGATAAGTGGTCGAATATTGTTCGGACTGCAGTAGAGCACGAGCAGCTGTTTAACAACGACGATTATAGGGAGTGGAGCAAGCAATGCGCTTAGAGAATATTGAAATGATTACAGAGCTCCTAGAGGGCCATGCGACTGACCCAGAGAACATCAATTCCGATGGGTCTATTAACTGGGACTTTGTCGACTGTGATATCCGTGATAGTGTACGAGGTACTGACGCTAGCTGGGCTCTAGATGATCGCAAGGCAGAGAAAGAGTACTACGAACTATTTGATAACCTCAGTCGCATTTACGAAGGAGTATAGTATGACGTTTACAGATAAAGCAATCATCAGAGGACTACAGATCTGTTGTGTAGTCGCAGTAGCATTAGCATTAGTAATGGTACCAGATGCACAAAGAGAGATCGAAGCACAAGAGACTCTCTATTGTGAGATGGTTCAGCTTTCCATCGACACTCGGGGAGATCTTGGCTGGCCTGACTACGAGAACAAGTTCAAGCGAGTCTGCGCAGCATAAGATGTACGCATTGCGAATAACAGATAAGGTTATTGAGGACGACTTCATCGGTACGTACCGATACGAGACTGTCGAAGAGGCAGAGAAGGCTGGCGAGGAGCTAGTCGAGAAGTACACAGAGGATGAGGTAGAGTACAAAGTAATAGCAGTATAGGGGGATGGGTTTCTGGCGTCGAGAGACTAGGATTAAGAGTCACTGTTTGCCCTTCAACACCTTTTAGACCCGCGTGTAAAAAAAGTTCTATATTATCAGCCATGTACCAGCGTTATAATACCGAAAGAGCAATACACCATCCTAACACTCGTTTCAGAAAACACAAAATTTTTTTTCCGCAAAAAATGCGGTTTCTAGCCCCGTTGTCTTTTTGAATTAGCTACAAGATAATGTCTATACTATGAACTATGTCCTTCGTAAGGAGTCTACAAAATGAAAATAATGAACTTTGATGAAATGATAGAAAATGATTTTGAGTTATTTGGCCAATATCAAGAATACATCATGGATAACGGTGATTCATCTGAGGTCAACATATGCAATGGCGACACCTTGCTCCAAGCCGCTGAGAACAAATACCTACTCGAGGAATTCAAGCAGGCGTGGATAGCTAACCATTAAAAAGGGAGTAGCCCAATGGAATACGTATATTTCAGCGAATTGCCTATTGGTGCGCTGTTTATAAGCAATGGCAATCGATGCAAAAAGCGATCTACTCGCACTGCTGATCTCATAGAATCAAAGAGATGGTTTTATTTTAGCGGAAAAGAATTGTGCGTAGTGGACAAGCCTTCCAGATTGGATTAGCCAATGAGGACTCATTAACAAAATTATTATGATTGGAGAGAGTGATGAAGTTTTATGCAACTAGGTGGGTTCCACTGAACCCTGTCGATGATAGAAGAGTCCTTGTTAAGTTTGGTGTTACGCATCATGATACTGTTGAGAATAGGTTTGATCCTTCAGTAGATGATGGATATGACAAGTCTATGCTCCATAACTATCTGAAGCTAGACAAAGTCCTTTTCTCAAGAAAGATGAATGTGAAAGAGGCTCACGATCTTGAACGAACAATGTTGTTCGATAGGTTTCCGCCAAGTAAATATAAAGTGTGGTTAGAAGACTGGCTTCAACTAGAAGATAAGCACAGTCTTAATGATACAGGCGTCACTGAGTTTAGATTGATTCCTACAAACGAACTTTATGGTCCTACAGGATTGATTAATGAACTCTACAGTCAGCTGTCTGATAGGGAACGCGAAGCAAAGTTTGACGCGAGAAAGAAATACGGAGAAGACGAAAGTGTACAGTAAAGAACGCGTGTTACAGTCCAAGTATCAGTTATACTTGATGAAACACAAACAGAAGACTCGTACACACAACGATGGTGTTGGATACCTTCACAAAGACTCTGATATGAATAAGACGTACAGATGCGAGTGGAAAACAGAGCATAAGTATCCTTGGATCACGGAGACTCTCTCTAAGAAGGATTGCCATGATTTCGTAAAAAGGGTTATGAAGTCTAAGTTTTGGCAGCAACATGGCAAAGGTTCTGTACGTCTTGAGTTTATGAAAGACATGAAACATAGAACAGCAATTGCTGGTCGTGGCTCTGCAGGCTCAATTAGATTGTCTCCGAAGTATGCGTCAAAGTATGTTATACTCCATGAGCTGGTGCATGCGGCGGGATATTACAATCATGGTCGCGGCTTTCGGATACTCCTTTTAAAGATTGTGAGTAGGTTTCTTGGACGTGAAGTAGCTAACGACCTGAAACAAAACTTTAAGAATGAAGGTTTAAAGATCTCGAAGATCAGAGAACCGATTTGTTATGATGCTTGGAAAGAAAAATATTTGAGACTTGAAGGGAGATTTGAATAGTGATATTCCGAAGAGACCCCTGGATCTTTTCGAAAGCTAATCAATTGGTGAGATATGAGCGCGCATGAGTTTGTAGGCATTTTTTTTATCATAGCAATGTGCTACTTTGGCTTTGCTCTTACGGTATGGTTTCAAAACAAAGATGGTAAGTAGAAAACGACATATGATAAAGGCGATCTCTTGGAGAGTCGTTGGTACGCTTGACACTACAATCCTTGCTTGGATCATTACAGGCTCGATTGAGATTGGCGCTATGATTGGTGGTGTTGAAGTTATTACAAAAACTATACTCTACTACTTCCATGAGCGTGTCTGGTACAACCATATTAAGTTTGGTGTCCGCGATGATTAATCATGACTATATCTTTGAGTATGACTTTGATATCCAGGCACTTGTTAGTGAGCACAAGGAAGCTATGATAGAGAAGTTCTATCATGACAAGATTGAAAATAGCAAAGGCAGTGGATACAATACAGGATATGAAAACAAAGATTTTGACAGAGAGATAGGTGTAAAGTTTGCAAGAGCTGTCAATGACAATTTTGTAATTAATCCAGATAGAGTTGTTGAAAGCAATGGTCTTATTGGTACCATGGTTTACAATGAATTTAAGCCTATCAAAGCCTGGCTCTATTGTCAGAATGATGAACACTTTGCGTCAAAAGCTCATACCCACATCAACACATCTACAATAAATGCTGTTACTTATATTGATGTGCCAGACGGTGGCGGTGCACTTGAGCTTAACATTATACACGAAACATTGCAGCTGAAACCAGATCCTGGTAAAATATATTTCTTTCCTTACTGGGTTGTCCACAAGCCGTTGCCTCAAAAGGACAAACAATGGAGAATATGTATTAACTTAGAATTTTTTGATGAAAGTAGACCGTTGAGAAAGAATGGAGTGTGGTGGTGATTGAATTATTTGTTGCATATAGCGTTGGTACGCTGACAGGAATGTATATTGGGTACTCTGGTTTCAGATCTTACTGGATGTCAAGAGGTGCTAGTAAGCTCTATGACCTTCTACGTGAGAAAGGAAGACTAATACATCACGGTGACTAAGATGAGAGGATTGATACTAGAATTAAAGATCATTTCGGAGTTGAATAATGAGTAAACAAATTGTCATTGAACAGTACTGTGATGGTTGGTGTGTGGAAGTGGATGGTAATCGTTTTCGATGGGATCACAATGACGAAGATTTAGGAACGGAATCCATTAAAGCACTACTGGAACATCTGGGACACGCAGTGGAGATTGAGGAAGTATATTGATGAGTACAATCAAAGAAGCATTTGATCGTCAAATAGTAAATGAAATTAAGCATGAAATCCGTCAGCACAAAGAGCAGATAAAGTATTCAAGAAAACGCATTAAAGAACTAGAAGAGAGGCTAAAATGAAAGAACTGTACGGTAATGAAATACCTCGTTGGCTAAGAATGCTAGGTGCATGGAGACAGAACCACGACAGCATTGATTTCAAATGGGGATACTTTGCCCCGCGGTTTGGTTTCGAACTTGTGTTACACCGTGGGGGTTACTTTGACTCTCACTATGCTATAGCATTCAACTTAGGGTGGGGGCATTTTCATATCAAATTGCCGTTTCGTACCAGTCTAGCAGAAGGATGCGATTTGCCTCGATACGGTTTTCAATTTTACGAGGATCTATTTTGGATACACAAAGGTGGTAATTTTGATGCAAGCATAGGTCAAGTTACTAGCGGTGGAACATGGACTTGGTACCTACTGTTCAAACATTGGATTTTTGAAGGACACTGGATCGCTAACAAAGAAGGGCGGTGGTACAAAGTAGAAAAAGGTCAAAACAGTTGGGAAGTTCGAGAGCAAATCGGTCACACGGAAGTCCATGACTACGCATATACTCTAAAAAGCGGTGAAGTGCAAAAACGCAAAGCAACCTGTACACTGGAGAAACGAAAGTGGCATCGCAAGTGGTTTCCGTTTCTAAAAATGGAACGAGTGAATATTGATGTGCAGTTTGATGGCGAAGTTGGTGAACGGGCTTGGGACTGGAAAGGTGGCACTGTGGGGTGCAGTTATGTCAAGTTGCCACACGAAAGCATTGAGCAGTGTTTGAGACGAATGGAAAAGGAACGGGAGTTTAACTGATAATGAAAACTGGGAACGAGTTTTTTGGAAACAAAAGCAAAAAAGATGAAAGCAAGAAAAGTGTGGGGAACAACAAAGCTGATCTAGATGAAGCGGAATCTGGAGTTTAACAGGATTAAAATGATTGGTAATGGACATTAATGGACATTGGAGAAAATATAATGAAAGCAGGAAAAGTATGGGGGACAACGGAGCTGATCGAAGCCAACGGAGCTCTGGAGTTTCACAGGATTGAAATGATTACGAACGGTGTGTGCTCTAAGCACATGCATGAGTTCAAGTGGAACGGATTCTTTGTTGAGTCTGGTAAGATGCTTGTCCGAGTTTGGCAAAACGACTATGATCTAGTCGATGAAACAATTATAGGTCCTGGTGAATATACAAAAGTGAAACCAGGTGTTTATCATCAGTTTGTGTGCATAGAGGAGGGTGTTGCATATGAGCTTTATTGGGCAGAGTTCAATCACAGCGACATTGTTCGTGAAACGGCCGGCTACGTTGATGATGATGTTCCGGAGGACGATACTATTACTTTGGATCTAATCGATGTCAACATGAACTCTACGACTGTTACCGCAGACGCAGATATCGATACAATTATAGATACTTATCGAGCTCGCGACTGATGATAGAAAATCTCCTGTTCTTCTCTATCAAACGATTCATGCTAGCGTTTATAAACGTACTCATGTTTGTCGTTCCGTTAGAGTATATGGGAGTACTGTTCGGTGTGTTTGAATCATTTGATAGCCGTGTTGTTCTTATGACAGCTGGAGCGTTGGCTTTGATACAGTTATCGATTATACTATATTCTATTGACATTGAGGTTGATGAAGAATGAATATTTTTATATTAGATCGCGATCCCTACAAAGCAGCTGCAGAGATGTGTGATAAGCACGTTGTCAAAATGATAGTAGAGAGCGCTCAAATGCTCTCTACAGCTCACCGAGTTCTTGATGGTACTGTTATTAAACGTCCAAGTGTGTCTGGTAAGCGTGTTCTCGATTACTATGAATTGGATGACTGGCGTGAATCAGTTATGTATAGAGCAGCTCATGTCAAGCACCCATGTAACATATGGATTCGCGAAACATCATCTAATTACTATTGGCTGTTTAATCATTTCCAGGCATTGATAGCAGAATACAAGTTACGTTATCAAAAAGATCACAAATGTATATCAATGATCGATCCTTTATCGACTATGCCAATGAAACTGGACAAAGGCACGATAACACCATATCCTCAAGCCATGCCAGATGAGTGTAAGGACGATGATGTCGTTCAAGCATATCGCAACTACTATATCTTATACAAAAAGGATTTCGCCACATGGAAGTTGAGAGAAATACCAACGTGGTTTCGGAATGGCTCAGAGCCAATATCGTTCACAGTTGGTAGTTGACATTATGAATTAGCTCAACTATAATGTATTTTCATTATGTGAGATTGATAATATGACTTCTAAATCCCAACTCAAGAAAATAGCTGCTCGAAAACGAGAACGCGAGCACGAGCTTATCCGTCAGAAGAAAGAGGCTGACAAGAAATTGAGAATGTCTGGGATGCATCCAGATCAAATTGCTGCTCGTAAGAAAAAAAGAGAATCTGTATATAGACCAAGACGGTCAAGTGTCAAGGTTGATTCTGTCGTACGGTCAGGCATTGTTTATAGAGAGACTCCATACTATCCAAGCGTTACGTCTAACTCATCAGGCACTGCAGGTACTGAAAAGCGGGAAACAAATAAATATACAGGAGACAAGTTAATTGGCATCGCGATGATGCATAAGAGTAATTTGGTACCTGTCTTCAATCCTGAGCATGCAAAAGACGTGTCTTCTATGAGAAGAAACTAACCCCTGTATTTTTTTCTCACCCCAATTGAATCAATTTCAAAAGTCCATGACACTGGCAATTATATGATAAATTTTATTTGTATGTTTGATGGTAGGAGAACACTATGAAGGTAGGATTTACTTGTTCGACATTTGACTTGTTACACGCAGGTCACGTGCAAATGTTGCGTGAAGCAAAACAACAGTGTGACTATCTAATATGTGGATTGCAAGTAGATCCAAGTGTAGACAGAGCAGATAAAAATTCTCCTATACAAACTATTGTTGAACGCTATACTCAACTAAAAGCAGTTGCATATGTAGATGAAATAATTCCGTATACTGCTGAAAAAGACCTAGAAGATATCTTGGTAATGTATCATATTGATGTTAGAATATTAGGCGAAGAGTATAAAGAAAAGGATTTTACGGGCAAGGATATTTGCAAGAAGCAAGGTATCCAGCTCTACTTTAACAAACGTGAACACCGCTTCTCATCATCAGACTTGCGTAAGCGAGTAGTAGAAAGAGAAAACAGCTATCCCAATTGAATTAATTTCGAAAGTCCTTAGATATCAATAAGTTAAAATGTTGACTTTTTGGTGTAACTACAAGATAATATACATACTGAATTGATAATTAATGAGGAAATCGATATGGCACATTTAGTAGAAACTATGGCTTACGCTGGTGAAACTCCTTGGCATGGACTTGGCGTTCAAGTACAGGATGATCTCACCGTTGAAGAAATGATCGAGGCTGCTGGTCTTGGTTGGGGCGTTGTTAAGTCACCAATGTATTATGATGTGAATGGTGAGCAGATCAATTCTGGTAAGTTCGCCCTCCTTCGTGATGCTGATAACAAGTTCTTTGATACGGTCTCCGATACTTGGGAACCATGTCAGAATCGAGATGCATTCTCTGTTTTTGAAGAATTTGTTGAAGCTGGTGAGCTTGAAATGCACACCGCTGGTTCACTCAAGGGTGGACAAATTGTTTGGGGGCTTGCTAAGATGAAAGAGAAGTTCGCTCTCTTCGATGATGATGTCACAGAGCAGTACATGCTTCTTGTCAATCCTCATAAGTTTGGACAAGGCATTCATGTTCGTTCAACTCCTATCCGAGTTGTTTGTAATAACACTCTGTCTTGGTCTCTTGGACAGCATTCTGATGTCCAGTCGAGTCAGAATCATCGTCGTGCGTTTGATGCTGAAGCTATGAAAGAGGCAATTGGTATTGCTCGATATAAGTTCTCGACCTATCAGTCTGCTGCTGAGCTTCTGTCTAAGAAGCGCTACAACGTTGTTAGCATCGAGGAGTACTTTGCAAAAGTATTTCCTGGATATTCATCCAAGAATGAAGAAGCTGCTAATGATGGCAAGATAAAACTATCACGAGCCGCTGAGCGTGCTCTTGAAGTTGTTGAGACTCAACCTGGCGCTGAGTTTGGTAAAGGTACTTGGTGGCAAGCACTGAATGCTGTAACCTTTATGGCTGATCATGAGCTTGGTCGTGATGCTGATTCACGTCTACGTTCTGCTTGGTTTGGTATCAACAAAGATCGTAAGAACGTAGCTCTTCAAACTGCAATCGAATATGCGGAGGCAGCGTAATGGGTGATTACATCTATAAGGTAACGGGCAAGACGCGAGTCTTGCCCTGCGGTACCAAAGCTAATATTGCAGTGTTCGCATACAAGCCTTGGATTGAAAAGATATTTGATGATACTGGTAAAAAAATTAATAATAAGCTATACTATCAAACAGGATGTTATCGGGCAGACAGGTATGCAAAAAATAATCCTAACTACACTGGGTTTGTAACAATTCCTGCAGACGAGGATTGCTACAATGAAAAGTATGATATACCTATCCCATTAGAGGGTACGGGTCATTTTACAGACTCATGGTATGACTGTCGTCTGAGTAGAACAATAGACAATAAGGAAACAAATGTATAGTAAATTAATACTGACTGACTGCGACGGCGTACTGCTTAATTGGGAGTACGCTTTCGACGTTTGGATGAACGAACGCGGTCACAAGAAACTAGATAACGATAGCTACAGCGTAGGTACTCGTTACGGTGTAGGTGAAGATCACGGCAGAGAATGTATTAAGCTGTTTAATGAGTCTGCTGCAATTGGTTTCTTACCTCCGTTAAGAGATGCAATGTACTATATTAAGAAGATACATGAAGAGCTTGGTTACGTTTTTAGAGTTATAACTTCACTTAGTACTAATCCTTATGCGGTTAAGCTCAGAGAAAGAAATCTAGAGAAGCTATTTGGTACTGCTATCGATAGTGTTGTATGCTTAGAGACAGGTGCTGATAAGGATGATGCATTGCTACCATATGAAGACTCAGGCATTACTTGGATAGAAGATAAAGTAACTAATGCTGAAGTCGGTTACACGCTTGGATTAAGTTCAATACTTATCGAACATGGCCACAATATGAAACATGATAATCCAGATATACCTATTGTGAAAGGCTGGAGAGACATTTACGAAATGGTGAGAGATAAATAATATATTCGTTGAAGCATGTAATAGGAAGTTTGGACGTGGGTTCGATTCCCACTGGGTCCACCAATAAGGATACTCCTTCGATAAGCCGTACTATCCTAGGCTATGGTAGCCTCCTCTGACATAACCTTTGCAAGGGTTAGTTAGGGAGTGTCCTTTTTAATGGGCCTATTCTGGATTCGACAGACAACTGAAGGCATGTGGAGAATCGACTAACGCAGAAGGTCGTTAAACTAGAAGCAAAACTACAAACGCCAATGATGACGTTTACGATTATGCACTAGCTGCATAACGGGGTCCGAGGGAGCCTTGTTACCCAACTCCCTCACTTTTTTTCATTAGATTTAATATCTGCCCCCCTGCATCCCATTTGTCCCATACTATCCGTCTTGGGTCATCGTGATGACTCTTGTGAAAGCATTCACCCCCACTTACTAGACCTAAGATAAAATCGTTGCGTGGTTTATTATCTCTGTGAGACAGTGACAGAGAAAAGCCTATGCATGTCTTTGCTATGAAGCATGGAGCAAGCCAAGCATAAACAATTGCAAAAGGATCTATCGCATACAAAAGAACTGTCCATGCAACCAACAGATGCCAGTAGTTGTTATGCTGAAATCTGTATCCAGGATCTCTTAATAGATCTACAACGTATCTTGGTTTTTTGATACCTAGAGGTGTGAGATAGTGACAATAGAACCACCCTTTGTATTTTGGCGAGTGAGGATCTTTGTCTGTGTCTGTATAACGATGATGCTCGCGATGCTGAGCAGCCCATGATATTACTGAGCCATATGTTACTATATGACCAAAGAATATACATAACCATTTGAAGAATGTGTTTGTTTCGGTCATTTTATGTGTAGCTATTCTGTGATAACCAACTGTACTACCGAGTGTAGTCATACAATAGTACATTAAAATACACACCGTCCACTGAACCGCGTTTCCATAAATAATAAGATACAACAACGCAACCATGCTGACTAACGTGTGAAGTAATACAGTCACTGAGCTTTTGTTTATATCATAATTCGTCATATCAATATTTATAGGAATAACAGTTGATGCCTGACGATAAGCACAAGTCTGAAAATTATGCAATAGACACTGACATACTTCAGTGGAAAAAAAGCGTGATAGCTAAGCGTGGTTACTATACCTCGAAGAACAGTGAAAAATTTATAGCCACTCCTTATAAAACGGAGGGCACATGGGAGGAAATCTATACCTCGAAGAACAGTGAAAAATTTATAGCCACTCCTTATAAAACGGAGGGCACATGGGAGGAAATCGATTCAATAAAAAGTGCAATTGAATGATTCATGTTTTTTTACTCATAGTATTGATCAACGGAGAAATAGACTCCGAGGACATGTATTTTGTAGATATAAATAGATGCAATTACTTTGTACAGCAAATTGTATCTGGGAAGAAACGAAACACAGGATACAATCCCCCTGGCGTAAAACTTGAAGCGTATTGTGTACCAAGACTTGTTGATTCAACAGATGAAAATAATAAAATCTATACGGAGCTTCAGTAATGATCGAAATAGCAGCTGCTATAAGCATGGCCAACGCTGCTTTCAACACAATCAAAGGTGCTGTTGAAAAAGGCAGAGAAATAGAAGACGTTGCAGGATACTTCGGACGTTTTTTTGACGCTAGAGATGCTATAAACGAAGCAACACAAGAAAGTCAGAATCAACCTGCGTTTAAAAAAATGTTTAGCGGACAAAGTGTTGAAGCACAAGCACTTGAAGTTACGGCTGCGCGTCATAAGATAAATCAACTTGAAGCTGAGCTTAGAGACTATCTATTGTGGAGTGGCCAGGGTAACTTTTATGAAGATATGATGCGTGAAAGAAGATCTATACGTCAAGCAAGAGCAGCAGATGCAAAACGTAAAGCTGAAAACAAAAAATTAATGATAGATTTAGCAACCGTTGGTACGTGTGTTCTTGTTGGATCAGGGATGCTAATTTGGGTGTTCACCCTTCTATTTTCTGCTTCAGCTTTATACACTGTTGAATAACCACGTATAATTTAGTATAATTGTCTTCATTGGAGGACAACTATGCGTGAGTTTTTAGCTCTTGTTTGGGCAGCTATTATAAGCATGTGGGTATCTATTGTTAGTTGGTTTGCCCCTGCTCCTATTGAAGAAATGAGAATACCACCGACACAAGAGTTTGTCGGGCCGGTTGCTCCACGAAAACTGTTTTCACCAGAAGAAAGAGAATGTCTTGCTCTCAACATATACTTTGAAGCTAGAAACCAAACGCCTTCTGGGCAGCTAGCTGTTGCTATGGTTGTACTTAACAGAGCAGAAGATTCTTTCTGGCCAGACAATGTTTGTGATGTAGTTAAACAAGGATCGTATATCACAGGTTACGTTGCAAGACATCGATGTCAGTTTTCTTGGTATTGTGACGGTCTGTCAGATAGACCTAAAGAACCATCGACATGGAGATACTCTATAGAGTTAGCTGACTCTGCTATTCTGTCTTGGTTAGATGAAGATGATATAACTGAAGGAGCTACTAATTATCATTCAGATAGTATAGAACCTTCATGGTTGAACGATAAAGGAATGACTCACATAAAGAATATCGACAATCACAAATTTTATTTTTGGCAAAGGGATCAAAAGGATGATATTAAAGTAATATGATTGAAATAATGAATACACAAACGTTTTCACAAGAGATAGAAAAAATTGTGCAACGAGGCGTTGGAGTGTCTTACATGGACGCTATAGTCCATTTCTGTGAGAAGAATGAAATAGAAATTGAAACTGGAGCAAAGTTGATTAACTCTGTCATCAAAAGGAGACTTGAAGCTGAAGCTGCTGAGCTCAACTGCTTGAAAGATCAATCACCTCAACTACCTATATGATTGCAATACAGAATCACGAGTACTACACTGATGATACAAATCAGTATCTTTTGATACATAAGTGCGGTAACTCGTCAGTTCGATCAGCATTCCAGTACCCAGGCGACACACCGCATCCAGAGCCTGGAAAGGTTCGCTGGACTGTTATAAGAGATCCAATTGACAGATTCATTTCAGGCTACATATACGATCTCGATAACTTAGGTTTCTTCAAGAATCCTTACAATGTTGAAGAGAGAGTAGAGAACCATATTCGCGATGCTGATGTGTTCAATGTTTATGAATATGTAAGTGGGTTTCAAAGAGGTACCGGTAGGATATCCCACACGATACCCCAGTCAACATATATCATGAACCAACCCATTGACTTCTATATCGATATAAAAGATCTGTCTTTATTTTTAGAAACGCATGTTGGCAGCACACCTGTTGTCAACGAATCTACTGTTTCTAAAGAGAATAAAAAAATAGTTACCAACGTGTTGAAAAGACATGACCAACGATTGTATGATATACATCAAATGGATTATTATTATTTTGGTCAGATAGAACAATCTGGTCGCATTTGGAAATGGCAGAACGGTAAAATTTTTTAATGAACATCTATGAAGGCATGAGTGCATACTCAACCTATCTCGCTATTCGGAATCATTTCAAAACAGACTACGACTACTTCAAATACAACGGAAAGATTAGAGTTACTCAAGACTCGTTTCTTAAAAGACGAGACAAGTTTTTCTTTGCAAAGCTACAAAGGCGATACAAGAAAAATGAACTTGTGTACTTTTTCGTTGCCAACTTTATCAATGATGAAAATATGTGGTCGGGCTCTTTGGTTGGAGCTGAGTCAGAAAAGATATATAACGAGTGGTTGAAGTATATGGAGAGTTTGAAATATAACTTCAGACTCGACTGTGAAAAGTTACAAGATGAGCTTGAGACAAAAGATCTCAAGTTTGACGACCTATTTAAGATAAATAAGAGTACTCATCCAATGCTTTTAACAAAGCTATTGGGTGGTCACATATCAATAGAGTCGTTCTGTATTGTTGATATGATACTTAACTTCACTTCTAAGTGGAACATTGACGACATCATGTACGACAATGTAAAGCAGAAGGCTGTCAAGTATAAACCTTTTCTTCATGTAGATAAGGACTCGTTCAAGTCTATTATGAGGAAAATATTTGTCTGTTGACTTTATGAACGAGTTAACTGATAATACCCTTGTTGTTATGAATATATTATTTGTTTTTGATATTGGATATTACGTTAATACATCGCACATACGGAGAAATACATATGTCTAGTTCATTCGCTGACCTTAAAAAGTCACGTAAAACCTCACTCGAATCACTGATCAGTGAAACAGTTAAACTAAATGGTAACGCAGAGCAAAGTCGTGGTGACGACGATCGCTTTTGGAAGCCTACTGTCGACAAGGCTGGTAATGGTTATGCTGTGATTCGTTTTCTTCCAGCTCCTGCTGGAGAAGATATGCCATTCGTTCGTGTATTCAATCATGGGTTCCAAGGTACTGGTGGTTGGTACATTGAAGATTCTCTTACTACTATTGGTAAGAAGGATCCAGTTTCTGAGCACAATACAATGCTTTGGAACTCTGGCGTTGAATCAAACAAAGACCTTGCGCGTAAGCAAAAACGTCGACTAACCTACATTTCCAACATCTATGTTGTATCAGATCCTTCTGCTCCAGAAAATGAAGGTAAAGTATTCCTTTACAAGTATGGTAAGAAGATCTGGGATAAGATCAACGATCAGATGAATCCTCAGTTCCAGGATGAAACTCCTGTTAATCCTTTCGACCTTTGGGAAGGAGCTAGCTTCAAACTGAAGATTCGGCAAGTTGAAGGATATCGCAACTATGATAAGTCTGAGTTCGAAAGCCAAGCTGCGTTGCTAGACGATGATGCTGAGCTGGAAGGCGTCTGGAAGTCCGAAGGATCTCTTTCTGAGTTTATTGATCCTAAGAACTTCAAGAGCTATGAGGAACTCGAGGCAAAACTTAACCGAGTACTCGGTCTAAGTAACAGCACTCAGGGCAACCGTGAAGGTATCGCTCAGAATGTTCAAGAGTCAGAACCGACTCCTGTATTGAGGGAAGCACCAGTTCCTAAGATGCATGCTGCTGAGGAAGAGGACGAAGATAGCATGTCGTTCTTTGCTTCACTAGCAAACGACAATTAAGCGTAAAGCTGTTCTGACCTGTCGTAAGACTTGGAGGCACCGGCTGGAAGTTGAGTCGGTGCACCTCTACCTCCCCCTCCTGATACATTTGTACTAGCATCTACGCTGTTAAAATTATTCACTACCGGCTGCATTATTGATATGGACGATGATGTCGCTATACTTTTTGATATTTGGGAAACTTCATTTTGGCCAAGTATAGGATTAACTTGAAGTGGTTGTACTCCGCTGTCTGGTGCATAGCTTTCTGCTGCCGGTGCATTTGATTGAGGATTAACTTGAAGTGGTTGTACTCCGCTCGGTGCATTTGATTGAGGATTAACTTGGTCTGGTGTATAGCTTTCTGCTGCCGGTGCATTTGATTGTGGTTGTACTCCGCTGTCTGGTGTATAGCTTTCTGCTGCAAGTGGTTGTACTCCGCTGTCTGGTGTATAGCTTTCTGCTGCCGGTGCATTTGATTGAGGATTAAATTGAAGTGGTTGTACTCCGCTGTCTGGTGGGG